GAAGAAGCACTTTATTTCCGCTTCACACGGATTCGGGTGTTTCTTTTTATGCTATGAAAAAGTATAAGCTAAAAAATCCCCGCAATTTGGGGATTTTTTATGTAGACGGCAGACAAACGGCAAAAATTCATTTGTACATGGTTTCTATATATTGGTCTGCTTCTTTGCGAATATCATCTGTGTAATGAATATAGGTAGCTGCTACGGTAGCGACATTATCCCCTAAAACAGCCGCAACAAGATTAATATCCTTTGATTTTGACAAAAGCATAGTGGCAAAGGTATGCCGCAAGGTATGAACGGAAATCCCCTGTTTTAATTTACGCAGCTGCCTATTCATGAGAGCATGTGTACTTGGTGTTGTCGGGATAACGCGCCCGTCAATGGCTGCAGGGGTATTCAGTTTCCATACATTTAATCTGGCTGCTAATTTCGTATTCATATGTATGGTTCGGTTTCCGTTTCGTGATTTTACGGCTTTAAATCCCCGTTTTTCGGGAGATATCCAGTTATACTGTTTATCTATAGTGATTGTTTGTCTGGTGAAATTGATATTGTTCCATGTTAATCCGGCTATTTCTCCATATCTCATGCCGGTATTCAGAGCAATGAAAGCGATCATGTAAAAAATGGATGTATCACTTAATGCGTCAAGCAGTTGCAATGATTCTTTTTCTGTCAGTGCTTTTACTCGGCGGGGCGTCTTATCTTTCACCTGTGTGACACTGTCTGCAGGATTGACGGTAATAATTTTATACGGGTGAATAGCATAGTTAAAGATGGCACGAATCTGGGCGAAACGATTCTTTCTTGTGCCTTCGCTGAATCGTCCCATATCCTGATAGACATTAATCACATCTCCGGCGGTAATTTCCCGTATGGGCTTATCGCACAGGGCCGGAATACTGCGGAGCATAAAGAAATAGTTCCTTTTTGTGCTGTATTCTAAAGAGGATCCTTTATCCCGCAAGTATATATTCTGTGTGAAACTTTTAAAGGTAATGTCCGCTAATTCCGGATCGGCTCCGCAGGCGGCATCTTCTTTTGCGGCAGCTAATAATTTGTCTTGGTATTGTTTGGCTTCCCGCAGCGTTTTAAATCCCTGCTTGGTTTTCTGCTTCCATTTGCTATTCACCTTATATGACAGAATAAGGCAGATACCGCCGTTTTTCTCACGCGTCGAAAAAGAATATTCCATAATAAAAATCAGCTCCTTTTCTGAAATAGGGCTGATTGTGCTATAATATATGCGTAACCAGCCTGTGGTAGGGTTGTTACAATTGCCGCGAAAGAATCCCCATTCTTCCGTGGTTCCCGTCGTCATATGTCCGTATGGCGGCGGGATTTTATATTGATAAAAAATAGGGACGGTATCTGTAACGAAACCATCCCCGCAAAACGGAAAACCGTTTTTTGTTCTGGAATCATTATAGAAATAATGAAGTGCTTTGTAAAGAGAAGGCTTATGGATTACATCTTTTGCAGGGAACGTATCCAGCGTTGATCGCTTCATCCCGCGTATCGAAATAGACTTTGTTGCGATCTTTCATCTGGTACACACTGCCGCAGTAATCTTCATGGAATTTGTGGCTGCGGAGATTCCCGATGTATGCATCTACTATGCCTACAACGGAAACAGATAATACAGCGGCTAATGAAAGTGTGAGAATAGATTTCTTGAACATGATGTACATCCTTTCTATTAATAAATGATTACCTATAACGATTGATACGTTTTCTGGCTTCATGCCGTCCTATCCATTGTGCAATTAATATACCCGGCACCCCTGCTATTAAAATCAAAGCAAGCAACGATTGTGGGAAAAATGCAGCACTTATCAGTGACAGAAATGCTCCGAAAATATAGCTTCCCAATGAAAGTTCACCAGCAAAATCTATAAATTCTTGTTCACTCATTGTAGAACCTCCTACAGGAATTATTTCCTTGATAATTCCTGAATACCAGACCAAAATCCTTCATATAAACTATAATTGTAACCATGTGTGTCATTAATAAAAAATGGATTCCAGTGATCGCCGTCATCTTTAGAAAAATAAGCTACATTATCATTAACCCATGGTGGTAAATCACAATCTCTGTCATCAATATTCACTCTGCTATAACTGTGTCTATTTGGATTTAATGGCCAAAAGAACCAAATAATATGTGGTTCTTTTATATTGTGTAATATAGGGTTTCCATATGAATCCCATTTAAAATCAGCGATAACTTCATATTGGGCAAATACTAATCCTGTATCTTTAGAAGAGTATTTATGCACGACAGAACTCTTATCCATATACATAGCTCTTCCCATGTGCCCGTATATCAATTTATAATTTGGATTATCGTATAAGTTTTGAGGATAAGGATCGGCTGCATAGATTTGAGTAGAACAAGAAAAGAATAGTAAGAATGCTAATATTAATCTCTTCATTTGGTAACAACCTCTCTTTTTGAATCAGGAAAACAGAGATAAAACATATAAAACCAATTCAGAATAGGGGCAAGGGCAGTTAATATGCAAGTTCTACTTTTCCCAGCATCTAAAATCCGTCTATATTCAATAAATACCATTGCCCAATATAAAACCCCTACAGAAACTTCGTATTTAGTATGTATTCCGACAATAGAGCTTAGAATGTATATAATAAATAAATAACGATATTTTACTTTTGGCATATTTATCAAGTAATTCATGATGATCCCTTTATATACAAAAAGTTGTTTACCACGTATGCCGTGATTCAATAACTTTGCCTATAATTTGTACCGGCAATTGTTCTATTTCTTTATTGGTATAGAAATGTGGCTGATATACTTCTACATTCAGACCGACAAGCATAATTCCCGTATCGGTCTTTTTTATTTGTTTTACGGTAGCTTCATCACCATTTACAAGCACAATTGCCGTATCGCCATTATCTACATCATTCTGCTTACGGACAATGACAATATCACCTTCCAGTAGTTTTGGCTCCATAGAGGAGCCTTTGATTCGCAAGGCAAAATATTCGCCTCCTGCTGCCATTTTAGAGGGGATCTCTTCCCATCCTTCAATATCGGTAATGGCGTCTACCGGAATACCGGCAACGACTTTTCCCAGAATAGGAATACGTATACCTTTGCGAGTTGAATCTCCTCCGGCAGATTTATCTTCTATAAGGTCGGATTTTTCTATATGGAAAATAGTAGCAAGTTTTTCGACTGTATTCATTCTCGGATAACGAGCACCACTTAACCAAGATGAAACAACAGATTTGTTTACTTGCATTCTATTTGCTAAATCCACTTGATTCATTTGGAAGCTATCCATGTATCTTTTTAAATTTTTAATAAAAATCAACCTATATTTATCCATAAGGGGATCCTCCTTGCACTCATTTTATTACAAAAAGTAAACCAAATCAATACTAATAGAAAAAATAGTTTACTTTAGGTGTTGACAGTACACTAAAAGTAAACTATAATACAGATAATAAATTGATGAAAGGAGGGATGACAAGATGAAAGTTTCTTTGCAAGCAGCGAGAGTAAATGCTAAACTGACCCAATCAGATGTAGCAAAGCAGTTAAGAAAAAATAAGCAGACGATCGTAAATTGGGAAAATGGTAAAACTGAAATTGATAAAGCAAATTTTGAGGCTCTTTGTCGCTTATATAACTGCCAGATGGACGATATTTTTTTGCCTTCAAAGTTTACTTAAAGTAAACAAAAATACAGAAAGAGATTATGACAACCTACCACAGAATTTATAGAAAGGAGAGAAAAATGGAACGAAGGACATACACCGTCGCTGAAACCGCTGAAATCTTGGGCGTATCAACGGATGTCGTCTACCGCATGAAAAATGACGGCATCCTTCCAGCGGTGAAAAATCTGTCTGCTATCCGCTTTCTAAAGCGCGATGTGCTGGCGATGGTCGGTGAGAAACCTGACGATTTCCGCCCGTCTGCATTCCGAAGACTGCAGAATGAATTGTCTCTTGAGAAGCAGGAGAACGCGCGACTGCGAGGCGTCATTCGGCAGATTTGTATAGCCGCTAATACGGCAGCAGTACAGGAGAAATTATGAATAAACCTTTAGTATTTACGACCGTCCTCATGTCAGCCGCACTGATAGCCGGCGCCGCGGTGGACGCGGACAACATCTACAACCGGCTCTTCCCGGAAACAAAGATTGTCGAATACCGGAGAGAGGACGTCGGCAATCTGCAGCCGGGAACATTAGTGATTGTCAGAGTTGAGGAGGAAAGAAATCAGTGAATGCAGAAGAAAAAATCAGGGAAGTATCTATTCATACTCTCAGCTGGTATATCGCAGATTGGATAAATAAGAAAAAGTGTAAAAAATGCAAATTGTTAGCGTTTGACACCACCTTAAAGAAGTGGTGTGCATTAGATAATAGTGCAAATGATTGCTGGACGGAGTTTTTTGAAACTCGACAGGAAGCCATAGATTGGCTAAACAATGAAATTGAAAAAGCCGACTGATGTTTGCAGCGTCAGTCGGCAGGCGGAAAAATATGGGTAAATTTCCGCCTCTATTGTAACAAAAACAGGAGGATTAGACAAATGGACGAAGAATTACCAAAAGTAACAAATGAGTTATGTGATCTTTTAAGACCGGTGAACATAAAGCTTGAAAAATGGATATTAGAAAACAAAAAAGGGCTTATTGCATCTAACGGAAAACCGACAGAGCTCGGGTTGTTAGTCGGAAACGCTTATGCAGTTTATATCCTTATCGATGATTTATTGGAAAATGCTGATTGAAAGGAGATTACACAAATGGCAGAACTCATATTGAATGCTGATGCTTCACATGATGATTGGCTTAAAGTAAGAAATACAGGATTAGGCGGGTCGGATTGCGGAAGCATTCTCGGACTCAATCCGTATAAATCGGCATTGACTCTATGGTCAGAAAAAACAGGGATGATGCAGCCGGAAGATCTCTCGAAGAATGAGAGGGTTTGGTGGGGCAGCCACATGGAACCGGTGATCGCGCAGAGATTTGAGGAAATTACAGATAAAAAGGTACGCCGGAGAGGAACTCTTCGGGATAACGATTATCCGTACATGTTGGCCAATATTGACCGCTGGATAGTCGGAGAGAATGCCGGTCTTGAAATCAAGACGGCAGACTGGCGCATGAGTAAACAATGGGGCGACAAAGACGATCCGCAAGATATGACGGTACCGGACAGCTACTACTGCCAGTGCATGCATTACATGGCAGTCACCGGAGCCGATTGCTGGTACATCGGAGCGCTTATCGGCGGAAACGATTTCCGGGTAAAGAAGATCATGCGTAACGAAGATGATATCAAGTACATCAGGGAGCAGGAAAAAGAATTTTGGAACCATGTCACAGAACAGACAATGCCTGCGGTAGATGGCAGTGATTCTACAGTCCACACACTTGTCGGGCTGTACAATACGCCGAACGGTAAAGAGATAGACCTGCCGGAAGAAGCCTTGCGGATTTTTGAAAAATATGACTTGGCCAAAGCAAAAGAAAATGAGGCAAAAGAGGCTATACAGGCGGCAAAAAATGAATTAATGGCACTGCTTGGAGAAAACGAAGTCGGACACCTCGGTGACAGAAAAGTCACATGGAAAGCAACCAAGCCGAGAGAATCTATTAGCTTATCCCGCGTAAAAAAAGAAGACAGCGGCAGCTATGAAGCGCTTAAAGCGATGGGATTTATCAAAATCGGTGAAGCAGGCCGCATGATGAAGGTCTACTGATGAGCATTGAAGAGTTTACAGCCCTTAAGGTAGGTGCAAAAGTCAGTATTCAAAGGGGGCTAAAATCCCCTCCACTTCGTGGGACATTGGCGGATAAGGTGAACGAATCCGCTCTTATAAAAATAGGTCACACGCCGGCAGGAAAACCTATCCTGATATGGGCGCATTATATGAAACTAAAACAGGAGGACAAGAAATGAATGCAGCAAAAGGAATCGTAAAAACACAGCAGGAGAACAAAAAGCCATCTCTGCAGGGGCTAATTCGGACAATGGAGCCGGAGATTAAAAAGGCATTGCCATCGGTCATTACACCGGAACGGTTTACCCGGATGGTATTTACAGCACTGTCGAGCAATAAAAAGCTGCAGGCATGCACACCGGAAAGTTTTCTCGGCGCAATGATGCAGGCTGCACAGTTGGGTGTAGAGCCGAATACCCCCATCGGACAGGCCTACTTGATTCCGTACGGCAATCAGGTGCAATTTCAACTTGGATATAAAGGACTGATTGATCTTGCTTATAGAAGCGGTGAAGTACAGAGCATACAGGCGCACGAAGTGCACGAAAACGATACATTTGAATACGAGCTTGGGTTGAACCCGAAGCTGAAACACGTACCAGCCATGAAAGACAGGGGCCCGGTCATCTTATACTACGCTGTCATCAAACTGAAAAACGGCGGAGAAGGGTTCGAAGTTATGAGCCGGGAGGATGTAGATCAATTTGCGCGGGCGAAGTCTAAAACATATAAAAATGGACCATGGCAAACGGATTTTGACGAAATGGCAAAGAAGACCGTACTTAAGAAAGTTTTGAAATACGCGCCTTTAAAATCTGATTTCGCAAAACAGGTCAAAGAAGATGAAACAATTAAATCTAATATTTCGGAGAACATGACAGATCTCCCCGACGAAACGGTAACCATTGACGCGGAAGCACAAACGCCGCAGGACGAAGAAATCCCATTTGATGAAATACCGCCTGCGGTAGATAAAGAAACAGGGGAGGTACTGAGCGATGGAAGAAATTAAGAGAAATCCTCTTCCGAAGCTGGAGTGCGGGATGGCCTACTTGGCTCATCCCTACGCTCCAATTGTTGAAAATTTGAAAGTATTTACAGGAGAGATTAAGGAATCCAACGTGGAAGAAACGGGAGATATTGCTTATAAAATAATGAGCAAATATCCCAACCTGACGGTTCTTTCCCCGCTCCATGCTTATTCATTCTTAGAAGGAAAAGATATGGAAGAAACGGAGATTCTCCGGTACGATTTTAGACTTCTCAACAACTGCACTCTCCTGATTTTATCCGGTTACTGGAGACAGAGCCGCGGCTGCATGGCCGAATATGGCTATGCGAAGGCAAGGGGAATCAGGATCTATGAGTATGTAGACGGAACTCTGTATCCGCTGGAATGAGGAGCGAAAATGAGGAACGAAGGATTTATTTGTTTATGGCGTAAAACACAATATGATCCGATATGGTTCAATAGCACTCCGGAGCAAAAGGCTATATTCATTACTCTTCTTTTTATGGCTAACTGGAAAGAAAAAAAGTATGACATATTTGGTAATGAAATCACGTTAGAGGCTGGCTCATTTATTGGTTCGTATACACAAATAGCAAAATTGACCGGAAAAGGAGTATCAATTCGAAATGTGAGAACAGCAATTGACCGCTTTGAGAAAATGGGATTTTTGACACGCAAACCGACAAAGCGAGGAACACTCATAATCATAGTAAATTGGCGTAAATACCAGGACAAGGATTATGAAACTGACACGGAAACTGACATTGAACTGACACGGCACCGACACAAGACTGACACGGCACCGACACAAGACCGACACGCCCATAAAAGAACAATACAACCAAGTAACCAAGTAACCATTAAACCAAGTAACCAAAAAGATATACCCCCCTATATCCCCCCGAGGGGGAAGGATAAGGCGCAGGAAGATTCATTCGATGCGGAAGGAAGTGAGCTTATCTCTTCATTTGCAGGAAGCAATGAAGAATTGGCGGAAGCGCTTCGGGCATGGATGGATATGCGTAGGGAAATGGCGAAAAAGAGGAAAGAGGTGTTCAGTATCCGGGCGCTGAAGATGGCACTGAAAAACCTGCATAAAGTTTCAGGCGGTAGCGAGCTCAAGGCGCTGGAGATTGTGAACAGGGGCGTGGAGCTTTCTTGGAAGGGATTTTATCCGATACGAAAAAAAGAGCCGCAGGCGAAAGATTTCGGTGATGTTTTGGATGAGTATGTGGATTACGCAAAGGAGCATTCGCAATGAACGAAAAAGTCATAAAAGCTGTTGCGAGTTTAAGGGCGTTCTTCCCGACATTCACGAAGGAACAAACGGCCGCTTACAGTCGTATTCTCGATGAATATCCAGCGGAAGTTGTTTCTGCGGCGATCAAAGAACTCGTGAAAACGGAAACAGGGACGTATGCACCGCCGGTAGGAAGAATCTGCCAGATGTGCGATAAGATCATCGCGCAGGCAACGGGCGAAGTGGAGTTTAATGCTGCAGACGGCTGGAGAGAAGTGATGCATGTTGTGTGCGATGTCAGCATTTACAGGCTGGGAGAGTACAAGTGGAAGGACAAAGTGGCCGAAGAATGCGCAAGAGCATTGACGATAGAGGCTCTAATGAACATGCAGCTGGGAACGGAAGAAGATGTGATGCGCTCGAATTTTCTCAAGATGTACGAAGGGAAAGCGAGGCAGGTAAAGAAAAGAATGCAAGTAAATCGGATTCTTTCCGATGGGAAGATAACCGCGGCAATACAAGCGGTAAGTGAAAAGCTGAAGCTGAAGGAGGCAGAATGACAAATGGGAAGTAATCGATTTATGGTTGTGTCAGAAGAAAAGGATATCATTGCAATGAATCCGTCCTACATCGAGCAGAAAGGAAAAAATCTTATCATCTACCTGCCCGGAACGTACAAACAGCTTAAGCTGGAATACAAAACAGAAGAAAACGCAAGAATTGCTTTTGCTGAAATAAAGAGCGCTTATGAATCCGGGAGAATAGACGTTTATATCTGAAAAGGAGAATGAAAATGCTAAACATGAACAATTGTCAGATTTGCGGAAACCTCGTCCGCGATCCTGAAATCAAGAGCACAACATCCGGGAAAGCGGTAGCAACGATGACGGTGGCGGTTAACCGGTATTTTGTCAATCAGAACGGAGAGAAGCAGGAGTTTACGGATTATGTACGAGTAAAAGCGTGGCCGCCGTGGGCAGAAGCGATCGGGAACCAGCTGCAGAAAGGTATGCCGGTATTTGTTGAAGGACGGTACAGCAGCTATTCTTACGGCAAGGAAGGCGACAAGAAGTACATGACAGAGATTGTCGCCGAGTTTGTCGCAATGCCACTCGATATCAAGAAACCGCAAGCGGTAGTAAAGGAAACAGGATCGGGCAATTTTGAGCAGTTCGGGACGGCGCAGAGTGAACTCCCGCCGCAGAATGATGATTTACCGTTTTAAGGGGGAAGAGAAATGAATACAGCGATGGATGTAGCAAGCGTTGTACTGTTTATTGTTCTGATCATGTATGCGGCTATCAAGCTTGACGAAGCGGCAAGAAAGTTGCGCAACGAGGAAGAGCGGATTTACGGAGAGAGGCGTAAAAAATGAATAACTTGATCACCATCGAAAACGTAAAAGGATATTTAGACCCGGTCACCGGGACGGCATATCTCAACGCAGAGGATGTAGCACGAGGATTCGGATTTACGACCGTTGCCAAAAGTGGCAACGAGGTAATTCGGTGGGCAAGGGTCAACCGTTACTTATCTGAGTTTGGTCTTCTCAAAGAAATCGGGAAAGATGATTATATCCCAGAGAACATGGTGTACAGGCTCGGATTTAGAGCGAGCAACGGAACGGCAAAGAGGTTTCAAGCGAAACTTGCTGATGAAGTTATTCCGGCGATCCGCAAAACGGGAATGTATATGACGGATGGGGCTGTAAAAAACATTCTGAATAATCCGACGGCTTTTATCGAGATTCTCACGGAGTATAAAAAGGTTCAAGACGAAAATAAAAGTCTTGCTGTGCAGAACGCTCGACAGAAGCAGCTCATTGGTGAGCTAAAGCCGAAGGCAGACTATACAGATCTTATCTTGAAGAACAGATCGCTTGTCACGATTACGCAAATTGCTAAGGACTATGGTATGAGCGGACAGGCGATGAACAAAATTCTTCATAGCCTCGGTATTATTTATAATCAGTCCGGACAGTGGCTGCTCTACAGCAGGCATCAGGCAAGAGGATATACTCACAGCGAGACGGTGAGCATTATGCATGCCGATGGGAGGGAAGCCGTGAAGATGAATACAAAATGGACGCAAAAGGGACGGCTCTTCTTGTATGACACGCTAAAGAAAGAGGATATTGTTCCGGTCATTGAAAGGGGCGCTTGAGATGAAACTGGTGATTCCCGGTCGTCTTCCATGCATGAATGACCTGATCGCTGCTAACCGGTTGAACAAATACGCGGGGGCAGGCGTCAAGAAGAAAACGCAGAGACAAATTATTCTGATTCTGCAGCCGCAAGTGCAAGGACAAAGGTTTACCGAAAAAGTAAATATCCGCATTGAGTATTACGAAAAGGATATGCGCCGAGATGAAGATAATGTAATGAGTGCCGCAAAGTTTATACTTGATGCGCTGCAGGATATAGGGCTTATCCAAAACGACAGCAGGAAATACGTGCACTTGACGCAGGAAGTATTTACCGACAGAAAGAATCCAAGGATTGAGATAACGATTAAGGGGGGGATGAACTATGCCGAAAGGGAAAAAGGAAGCAGAGATACAGTACCGTGTTGCTAACTTCTTTGGTATAAAACAAATAACCATACCTAACGTTAATTTTGCATGGGCAAGCTGTAAAATTCCAAAATATAACAAGAGAGGGGATTTAGAAAGGTTTAATTATCCGTTTGAGGGTATCAGGCACGAAGCGGATTTAATCACAATAAACGGAAACGACTATATGAATGAAATCGAATGTAAATGTAGTTACAGCGATTTTTTAGCAGATTTCCGTAAAAAAGAAAATCACATAACTAAATACACAAGAAGCGTTTATTATGCGTTTGATGGAGAACTATATGCAGTCAAAAAAGATGAAATCCACAAAAAACTTAATGATAAATTCCCGGCGGCAGGAATAATTGTAGTCAATAAACATGTGTGTTCTATTGAAAAGAAGCCGAAATATTTCAAGGTGGATAAAATCCCGATTGAAGTAAAAATCGGGCTAATGAGAATTGGATGTCAGAAATGGTGGAGGAGAAAATGAAACAGGATAAAGAAGAATGGGTAGTGTCACTGGATGGAGAAAATTATAACGGATATATAACATACCCGACAAAAGAATCGGCCATTGAAACTGGACAGAAGGAATTTACGAATGTAAAAAATGGTCAATATTCAGAGGTTTTTGATGGGTACATAGGTGATGATAAGTTCTTTTATGTCGCGCTATTTTCAAGACCCGAACCAACCGCAAGCGTTGATAACATTATTGAAGACGTAGCATGCAACGCAGATGTTATTTATGACGAATATTGCTTTGACTTTTTAAAAAATGTCACAGAAAAACAAAAAGAAGAGCTTGAAAAAGAAATCAACAAAGTTATTCAGCACTGGCTTGACAAGCATAATCTAAGAACTTATGGATTTTTAGTTGAAAATGTGGGGCAGGTGAAAGTATGAAGACACTGAAAGGAAAAGATGATGAAATTATATAAATTATTGCGGGTAATTGTGCATCCTGTTTCTATGAAGAAATTTAAATTTGGCCCGCTTGAGCCGTCGATGTTTATACCGCTGATGATTATACAGGGAAACCACATTGTTTATAGTGGGTCGCCTATAAGGGTTACAAATTCACTGCTAAAATGTAAGGTTAATAAATTAGATTTGTTAACAACTACTAATGAACAGATTAGTGAAATGCAAGTTTACTGGAAGATAGAGCTTGCCGGAAAAATTTCCCGAAAGTATAAGGATTGCAATGGCGGGGATGGTGCGAGATTATGAATAACGGAATGAAACCGGGCATTTTTCATAACCCGGATCCGACGTATGAAAAAACGAAGACAAATTTGAATCAAGAGTATAAACGGAATCGTTGCGAAGTAGAGAGATTTTTTGAAGAGATTCGGCGCTGCAGAAAGCACATTGACTCTCTGAATCAGTACCGCTTGCAGTATGAAATGGATCTGTTTTCACTCAAAGGCTGTCGATACGACAAGGAGCCTGTCGACGGCGGAACGTCTTCTGATTTATCGGATATTGTCATCGCTTTTGAACAAAAAATGGCGCAGGCAGAAGAACTGCGGATAAAAGAGCTCAACAGGTATGGTGACATGATTACAAAAGGATTCAGGCTGCTTGCTTTACTATCCGATTCGGAGCAGAAGTCCATTATGATTGACAGGTATTTTATGAATATTTTATGGGAGAAAATAGCGCTGGAACATCATTTTGACAGAAGCACGTGCTTACGGATGAGAGACAGAGCAATTCAAGAAATTTCACGAAAAAAACAAGTTGCGACTAAATGCGACTTTTAAATGTGGTATTATGATAGTGTGAAAGTAACATGATACTTCCTCTTTAATTTTAGAAAAGCACGCGTCAATCCTCCCCGACGTGTGCTTTTCGTTTGTTTTTTTAAGGCGGTGATTACTGTGGGCGCAAAGGGTAAATATGCAAAGTGGCTTCTTCCAGATAATCTCCTGCGCCTGCAGGCGTGGGCGCGGGACGGTTTAAGCGATGAACAAATGGCACATAACATCGGCATTACTACGACTACATTGTACGACTGGAAAAAGAAATATCCTGCTTTTTCTGAGGCATTAGCGCGCGGGAAAGAAGTTGTCGATATTGAAGTTGAGAACGCATTATTAAAAAGAGCCAAAGGATATGACTATATAGAGACGACATCGGAGCTGATTGCGGATAAAAACGCAAAAAATAAAGCTGTAATGAAAGTAACTAAGCGAGTAACTCGGCATGTACCGCCGGATGTGAAAGCACTTATTTTCTGGCTGACGAACCGAAAACAGGAATGGAGAGACAAGCAGGAGAAGGAATTATCTGGTAATATCGGTATCAATTTGGTAGTAGATGATGACATCAGCACAGACGATTAATCTTGTCAATGACATTATTCATCCAACGGCAAAACAACGGGAATTTATGCGGGCGGTCAAGGATAATACATACATTCTTTATGGCGGTGCAGCAGGCGGCGGGAAATCGTATATCTTACGATGGGAACTGGTTTATCTCTTAATTGGATGGTATAAACATCTGAAATTAAAAGGTATCCGTGTTGGGTTGTTTTGTGAAGATTATCCGGCACTGCGTGACCGGCAGTTATCGAAAATTAAAATGGAGTTTCCTGACTGGCTCGGCAGTTACAAAGAGGCGACGCATGAATTTACATTGAATCCGGCTTTCGGGAACGGTGTGATATGTTTCAGGAATTTGGATAATCCGTCTAAGTATTTATCATCAGAGTTTGCGGCGATTGCGATTGATGAGCTGACGCTGAATGAGCAGACTGTTTTTGATTTCTTGCGTATGCGGCTTCGCTGGGTTGGCGTTGAGGACCCTAAGCTGATTGCAGGGACGAATCCCGGCGGTAAGGGTCATATGTGGGTCAGAAACTTATTCATTGACCGTAATATACCGCCGGAAATGCGGGATTTCGCAAATAAAATTGCTTTTGTACGGGCACGGATTGATGATAATCCATACTTGCCAGCGGGATACAGTGACGCGCTTGATACGCTGCCGGATAAACTTAGAAAGGCATATCGTGAGGGCGACTGGAATATATTTGAGGGACAAGTTTTTGAAGAGTTCAGAACGGATATACACGTCGTTGAACCATTTGAAATCCCACCAAGCTGGCAGCGCGGCAGGTCGATGGACTGGGGATACAGCAAGCCATATGCAATCTATGAGTATGCGGTGGATTATGACGGCGTTGTCTATGTAATTAACGAATGGTACGGCTGCAAGCAGGGGACAGTTAACACGGGTACGCAGGAAACGGCGCGGGAAGTAGCGCAGAAGATTAAGCATTTGGGCAGCGAGTTCGGTATTGCGGACCCGGCGATTTGGCAGAAAACTGGACATGACGGGCCGTCGATTGCAGAAGTTTTCGCGGCGGAAGGCGTGCCGTGGTATCCGGCGGATAATGACAGATTGGCCGGGAAAATGCAGGTGCACTTACGGCTGAAAGAACGAAAGCTCAAGATATTCAAAACGTGTTATCACTTGATACGGACACTTCCGGCGCTGACATACGATAAACACAAAGTCGAGGACGTGGATACACAGCAAGAAGACCACGCTTATGACAGTTTGCGGTATTTCTTGATGAGCCGTCCGATTCAGCCGGTGAAAGCGGAAAAGCCGTTTAATGATGGTTACAGATACGAAGATGCGGAAGGAGATGAACCGACGGCGTGGGGAGTGTAATGAGCGACAGGGCATTAAGAGATTATGCTTATAGAGTGCTTAAATCAGAGTACGGTGAACATATAGAGAACGGGATTTTAATTCCGGCAAAGAAAAGCGATGAAGAGCTGGCGGCGTTCGCAGCGCAGATGCCAGAATGGCAGCTTAGGCAGATGTATAGAATGATGTTTAAAGGAGAACTTGTCGAATGAGTTTTGATTTATCCGAAGCGCGAAATAATGTAAAAAGGGCGCTGCAGCTAACAAGCGAATGGCGCAAAATTGCAAAAGAAGATTATGATTTCATGCGCGGTAAACAGTGGACGGACGCGGATTTAAAGGTGATGAAACAGAAATCCCGTCCGGTTATTACAATTAATCGTATACGCCCGATTATTAACTTGCTGTCCGGTTATGCGGCGCAGAATGAGACGGAGCCTGATTTCCTGCCGCGGTCAGAAGAAGATGACCGCGTGGCACGGGTGGCTAAAGGTATCACGAAATACACTTTTGACAAGACAAATTATCAGAGCGTCAAGAAAAAAGCATTCAAAGATGCGGTCATCTGTGGCGTTGGAAATTATTGGGTCAGTTATGAATTTGATTACGCCCGGATGGATGGACGGATACAGATCAAAAACGTCAGTCCGTTTGATGTGTTCGTGGATCCGGAATGCAAAGAAGATGATTTATCCGACGCTTTCTACTGCGGGCGTTATAGCTGGGAAAGTCCGGATAAATTGAAGCAAATATATGCGGACAAAGCAGATGAAATCGCTATGCTTGCGCATAAATACGATGACAGCGAATTGGAGACAGTCGATACGGAGCCGCTCTGGTATTCGCGGGATTTAAAGAAATTAAGGGTCGTTCAATATTGGTACAAAGAGTACACGCGGAAGAAAATTTTCTCTGCAGATGGAATGATCGTCGATGAATCGCAGCCGGATTTATATTCGGCTTTTTTAATGTCCGGAGCGGAACCGGAAGAAATACCGGTTACGAAAATCAGATACGCGACATTCTGCGGGGAAGTGTTACTTGAAGAGGGCGAAAGTCCTTATAAGCACAATCAATTTCCACTTGTGCGGCAGTATTGCTACTTATCAGGTTACGGTGAGGATGTGGATGACGGACTGGAACCGGCGGGGATTGTACGGGATTTAAAAGACGCACAGCGCGAACTCAACAAGAACCGCAGCCAGCGTATGCATATCGTCAATCAGCAGTCGCTCGGTGTTCGCTTTTGGACTGGACCGCAGTTTGACGAAAAAGAGAAACGGGATATTCGGAATCTTTCTACAACGCCGGGCGCGAATATTTTCTTGAAGCCGGGTATGACATTTACCGATGGGCTTCCATCGGCTCAATCCGTTAATAATATAGAACTCGAAAACCGCTCAAGCAGTGATTTCTACACGATTTCAGGCATTACTCCGGAGAGCCTGTCAGGCAGTATCGGAGCAATGAGCGGGAAGGCGATTGATTTAAGACAATCAGTTACCACGGTGCAGACGGCGGAAATATTCGATAAGGCAAAAGAAGCTGAGTTGCAGATCGTCAAACTTCTGTGGGGTGACACATACACGCCGGGACTAATCCCGCAGTTTTATAACAAAGATAAAGTTATGCGGATTCTCGGTGAAGACGGCAAGAAAGAATTTGTGCAGATACAGCCGGGGCTGGGGCAGGCAATGCAGGAACAGCAGGCGGTAGATCAGAACGGTATGCCGGTAACAGATGAAAACGGCGACCCGATAACTAAGGTACTGTATGATTTATCCGCTTTTGATTTCGACATTGTGATCACAACATCGCAGGCAAGCGCTACCGCACGGCGGGCGAATTTGTATCAGCTGCTTGAGGCGAAGAAAGCGGGTGTTGACATACCGATGGACATTATTCTTGATTTCATGGATTTCCCGGAAAAGGAAACCGTCAAGAAGCGGATGCAGCAGGCTGCCGAGCAGCCGAAAATGCCGGACTTTAAAGTCAGCGCAAGCATTGAGGATTTACCGGCGGAAGCGTTGTCTACTGCATTACAGTCTATCGGCGTGAATATTTCACCACAGCAGATTATGCAAGAAAGATTAGCACTGAAAGGGCGTGCAATCGCTTCGCCGGTGCAGCCACAAATTCCGATACTGCAGCCATAGCTATTAGGGCAGTAATGCCTTGATATATCGTCCTAAGCAACGACGTTAAAAGGCTTTTTTTCTTTCGTCCGAAAAGAGACGGTAAACTACAAACAAAATTATTCGACCGCCGACGTCGTTAAACCGGCAGAAGGAGATAATTATGGAGAATGAAGCAATGCTTAACGCAGAAGATTTAGGCTTTGACGCGGAAGATTTGAAAGAAGCAGGTCTTGATAAGCCGGAACCGGCAACTTCAGCTGGTAATGATCCAAAGAAACCGGAAGATAATTCTGCAGACGGACAGCCGAAAACTGACCCTGATTCTGAATCGGAACCTAAAACGAAAATTGAACCGGCAAAGGAACCGGAAGACAATCCGGCAGGCGGCGATTTAAAGAAAGCGTTAGCGGAAGAAAGGGCTCGCAGAAAAGCGGCCGAAGAAGCGGCTAATACTTTGCGTTCGCAGATGAGCATGTCACAGAAACCGGTATTATCTCCGGAAGATTTGAACCAAATTCGCAGTTATGCGCAGCAGGAAGCCGCACGTCGGCTCAAGATTGATGACGCGTCTGATTTGATGTTCACTGACGCCCAGAAGTATCAGGAACTTCTTCATGAACAGGCACGGATTGAATATCAGATGACACGCCAGCAGGAAGAGCGGCAGGAAACCTATCAGAAAAATGTAGCGTTTATTGGAGAGCTTAAGGCTATTCCGAATATCAGTGAATTATGGCAGAAAGGCACTGAAATGCTGGACGGCATGACGCGAAAAGACGCTGCCCCGATTGATGTGGCGTTTTCACGTATTGATCAGGGGATAGGCACGGATGCAGACTTCAAAGTTATTCGCGATTTTACTGAAAAGGTAAAATCGGCGATGGCCGCACCCGCGAAGAATCCGCTCGAAACGGCTAAAACACTGCCGAAAGCAAGCGCGTTAAACGGTGGCGCTCCGACCGGCGCAAAACTGTCTGAGGAAGAAATCCTCAAGTATGTAGCAGAAGGTCGTGAAAACGAGCTTCCGGCGGAAATCAGAAAGCAAATTGAAGACCTTTGTGGTTGATTAATTTTTTTACGAAAAGGAGAATAATGTATGGCAAACGAATTTAAAATTCCTGAAAAGTTGGTCCCGAAACTTTGGACGAAAAAGGTATGGAGAGAAGGTTTAAAAGCTTCTTATTTCGACAAATTTACATCCACTTCCGGGGATAATGTAGTGCACACAAATAAGGATTTGAAACAGGCTAAAGGGGATGAAGTTTTCTTTGGTCTGGCTATGAATCTTAATGGTGCAGGCGTTTCCGGAAACAGTACTCTTAAAGGCAATGAGGATGAGCTGAAAATGTATGATTTCAGCGTGAAAACTGTACTGCAAAGAAATGCGGTAAAACGCTTTGAAGCGGATGATCAGAAATCCCCGTATGCGAACTTGCCGCTTATTAAGGGGGTGTTGGTGCAGTGGCTGTCTGACTGGAAAGATAACAAGCTGATTTCCGCACTGACTGCCAATCCGACAACCGGTGAACGTCTTATTGCGTCTACTGCAGGGACAGAAGTTTCTTTGACGGCTAATGACAAGCTGACCTGTGCGCTGATTGCAAAGGCGAAACGCAAGGCAAAAATGCATGAACCGACAGTGAAACCGCTCAAGATTGACGGACAGGAGAAATACATCATGCTTGTCGGCACATGGGCAGCGCGTGACTTGAAAGCAGATCCGGTATGGCAGGCGGCACAGCAGAACGCGGCAATCCGCGGCAGCAAAAACCCGATTTTCACCGGAGCGCTCGGCGAATATGACGGTGTCGTTCTGTATGAATATGAACGTGTCATGAATACGAAAACCGGTGCGTCTTCTGCAAACGTTGTTCATAATTTGCTTTTAGGGCAGCAGGCGGCATGCTTCGCTGTAGCCCGCGAGGCTCGCTTCATTAAAGATGAGGATGATTACGGCAATGTACAGGGGAACGGTATCGCGTTCTTCGGCGGCATTGCAAAATCCGTCTACAACAGTAAAGACTACGGCGTGATTCAAGTCATGACCGGCGGTGCTGTAGAGTAATTGCAATGGAGATAAGGTGAGGGCTGTAAAAGCCCTCTTTCCTTTTCTTAAGGAGTAACCATGATAATTAAAGACTTGATTAACCGTGCGTATATGCAGGTGGGCGATACGTCGCAGGTGAACTATACGCCGTATCAGTTTCTGGAGTTTTATAACGAAGGAAATCATATTCTGCATAAGATTGTACTGCGGTATATTCCGGATATTTTACGTGTAACGGAGACGGGAGTTCCGAACAGACCAACAATTGGGCTTTCTTCTTTCGCACTGCAGATTGTATCAGTAAAGGATATGTATGGTCATTCTGTTGATTACACGATGGAAGACCACAAAATCATTACTGCGAAAAATGCGCTGCAACGAGGATTGACCGTCGTATATATCCCGTCTGCAGATTATAAAAAGATGGATGATGAAAGTGGTTATCCAGCAGAAATAGAAAGTCTTCTTGTGAATTACATGGTAGCGCGGATCCTGAAAGCGGACTTATCGTTTGTTTCCGGATGGGAAGATACGATTTCAGAAATGGCACGTCAAATGGACGATGAAAGCGGTTTTATTGTAAGGGGGTATTGGCCGTATGACAGCAGGCGAACTGATTACGATGATTAATCTGGATACGAATGAAATATTAGATGACAGTGCAGAATATATCCCCTATATTAATGCGGCTATTGATTATTTGACGATGGCACTTATACCGATGAAAGACAGGGAAGTTGTAAAAAGTATGGACATTAACAACAATAATCCGGTACCCGGTGATTTTACAGCGTTTGTTCCGGCGACGGGTTATCCCGTGTGCATTGTGAACGGGTCTTTTCGGACGTACGGTGGAAAGACTGTTAATGATGTTTTTTACGCTGTGAAAAAGCCGCACGTATCAGATGAAACGGATTCTATCCCGTTCAGCGATATTTTCCATTTCATTTTGGTACAGTTGGTTTCATTTCTTGTCAAAAAGAAATCTTTAATGCTGGATTATGCCAATGCGGATAAAGCATTCATTGCTGATTTGACAACGGCAATTCAAAACGCAAGAGGGCGCTGATATGGGTGAGCGTTTCTTTGCTTCAACAAACGGGTTTCGTCTTGGCTTGGACTGGAGCAAGCCTGCAGAAAGCATTGATATGCAGAGTTTAACGCAGGCGATCAACTGCGAATACAGCCCGACGGACGGCGCGCTTCAAACAGTGCCGGGCGTGAAAATAATTTATACGGGAACGGCGAATATTGAAAGTTTGTATTACGACAATTACCGCCATCAGTATTACTTTTCTTGCGGGCGCGACCTGTACAAAACAGTCGATTTTGTAACGGTCTCAAAACTTGGGACTCTGACGGGTAACAGCATTCCGAAGTATCATGCTTTTGACCATGATATATTGATTGCTTCCGGCGATAAGCTGCAGGCTATTTCTGGTGCAGGCGTATTGTCTACTGTGGACGAAAGTCCGACTTGCGAATTTGTGAGCAGCCATTCCGGCTCCGTCATGGTAGCGTCAATTTATGGACACCGTATCACGTGGTCAGCTGTTGGCGATTATAAATCGTGGAAAACGAATACAAATGATGCTTCTTCTGCGCAATATGTGGAAGTCGGATATAAAGATCCCGGCTGTATCGTATCTATAGATTTCTTGTCAAAGGCTATCATTGTATACAAAGAATATGGGCGGGCGTATCAAGTTGTTGGTAATCCACACGAGAAGACACTTGCTGTTTATCCTCTTTCCGAAACGGCTTTGTGCTGCGGCAGTTCAATCAGCATTGATGACCGAAGTTATTATTTAGGCGATGCGGGGCTGATGAGTTTTGTTCCGACAAATACGTATGCGAATATTCAGCCGTCCGAAGTTGGTCTTAATATTAATGCGCAGCTGACAACGATTACATCGGAACAAGCCCGGATGTGGCATGTTCCTGGAAGAAAACAGCTGTGGATTAAACCCGGGAGAAATCAGGATATATTTATTTATCATTATCTGCCGCGGTACGAAGATGGACGCGGTGTATTCACGTCAAGGTCTTTCGTTCATAATCTGCACGATGTATTGACAGTCGGCAAGGATGTCTATATCGCTTACGGAAACAAAATCGGCATTCTGGATATGGGTGTTGATACCGATGACGGAGAACAGATTACGACGTCGATTGTTTCAGGGAACAGATTGGCGCAAAGACTGTTCTTACTGCTATTCTCTTATAATTTCGTATCAAGCAACCGTATCGAAGGTTACGGCAGCATTACGATTAGCGATAAACGGGCAAAACCTGTTACATTCAAAGCGGCCGGTACAAAGCTATACTATGCTAACGAAAAATTGATTAACGCAATCGGCAAGTTGAACAGCAGTGAATATACGAAGGTAAATAAGATTGGCGGCGGAGCTAACCGCCATCTGCAGATAAAAATATTTGTCGCCAAGGGCGCTATCGCTTTGCGGCAGTTTGATTATACTTACGAGGAGGTTTAAATGCCTTACAAAGAAAAATATCCTTTAAATCCAACGCCGCAGGGAGATAGCACGAAAGACGCTGTACTGAAAAACCGGGAAGAAATCAAGACGATTGGGAATGCGCTTTCCGCACAATCAAAAGGCGGTGGGAGCGGTCTTCGGCAGCGCATTTTATACGGGAAAAACAGCGGCGGGAAGTATAGTTTCCTTTCCGGCGATGGATTGTCGGTCATTATTGACGGAAGTATGACACCTGTAATTTTAACGCTGGCGGACGGTTTCGACGAAAACGGCGCGAAAGATTACGTAGAAACAATTAACAAGAAAATCAGCGCATGGACGCTGCCAATTAACGCAATAAGCTATCTGTTTGTAGAACGAAATAACGCGGGTGCTTTGTCTTACGGAAGCGTAACAACAAAACCAGTATTTTCTGCTTCTTTGCCATCCGGCGTCGCAACAAATACTCATGTGTTCAACACACTTGAGCAGAAGATGTACATGTATAACGGTACAGAATGGAAAAATGTCGTAAGAGTTTTTGCTGCAGCGGTAACGACGAATGCAACCGGCGTAACAAAGATTGAGTATATGAATAATGCGGCAGCGGTAGAAATGACGGAGGCTGAAAAAGAAAAGCTGTCCGGTATTGAAGACAAAGCAGAAGTTAATCAAAACGCATTTTCTAAAGTAAAAATTGGTGACAAAGAACTTGTTGCGGCAGTGAAACAAGCTGTTTTTGAATTAATCGCCGGGGATAACATTAAAATTACTCCGGATGCAGATGGTTCGAAAATAACGATAGATATAGCAAACAAAGAAGAAATATTTGATCCCGATAATTACTACACTAAGGACAAAGCAGACGAACGTTATTATCATGAAGATGTACCTTTGCCGGTAGCTTATAATAACGAAGTTAATTTTGCGGGAAATGCAGCCACAATACAGTTCGGCTTTCGTGACCACAATATTAAAACATATTGGTTTGGCAACGGCACGCAGGGCGGATTAGCCGATATCACCGCGAAGGCGCTTGATGGTAATTTGTGTTCCGGTTCTTTTAATGGTACGCAACAAATGAATGACTGGTTGCGTCAGCACTATAAAGATGATAACGTTTATGCTTGTCTTGCACACCGAGCCCATGAAATTGTAATTAACGGCAATAAGCAATGGGGAACTGTTTTAATGAGTGCTTATCCGGCACATGACGGACGAGCATTAATAATACAGCTGTTTTTTGCTAATTCTAACGGCTTGTTTTATCGCTATCTGAATACACCAGATGAGATAGATAATACAAATAATTGGTATCAGATTGTGGGCACAAACAATGAGAATAAGCTGAAGATTGGCAACAATTACATATGGTTTGCGTGAGGTGGTGTTCATGAGTGTTTTTAAACATTTATGTTATCAGAAAGAGAACGGGGAAACAGGACAGTGTGATGTATATGATGACCAGAACGAATGTCTAGACCCGCGAACGTATGTCAACGTAGACGGAAGAGATGGCTATGTAAAACTGGGGGAGTTTAATGACCCGCAGGCAAGTCCTTTGCGGTGTTATGTAGCCAGTGCAGGACGGGAATTCGCGATTTTAAAGGTAGCAATCCCCACTGGCAGCTTTACAGCACAAAATTATAATGGTGCGTCTTATGACTGGACATGTCCTCGATTGATTACGAAAATAAAATGTACATCGGCGGGAGAATGGGATAAATATGTAAATGTCACCCCGGGAACAGTTTACACGTTTGGGTGTGTTAAAAATTTCAGTAAATATAAATGGGTGATATACGTTGGGGGGAATGCTTTTGTTTCTTTGTTTGGCGGAAATGACCCGCTTATCGTTTGGTGGTCACAAGAGATCAATAATTCATGAACAAGATAGGGTGATGAGATGAATTGAAATTATCAAGTTTACAGGAAATGATAAAAGATTATGAACGTATCACTGGCGAATCCGTCAGTTTTGATGGGTTCTCTTTTGATGATGATCTTCATGATAAACAGGGAACGCATTTCAAGTTTTTTCCGAATGCCGGATTTCTTTTCTGGCAATTGATTAAGTATGAGGGAATCGTTTATTTCCAGATTCTTGAAACATACGGCAAGTTTCACAAAATGGTTGACTACATCAGAGAGGTGATGGCGCTTAACGAAGTAAAAGATATCGTGACAATGACGACGCGCAATCCGAAAGCACATATACGCCGATGGAAGATGATTCACCATCCGGAACAGGATTATGACTACGAAGGAAGGCATTACTATGTGCTGACTGGCACAATTGAGAATTTACATTAGAAAGGAGATTGCATGCTATTATTTGATTTACAGCTGTTCGGGAAAAAGGGGACAAAGATAACGACAACGCCGGCGCAAGTGCCACAGATGTCCGATGAGGAAAAAGGGCTGCTTGGCGAACAGCTGAAATGGGCACAGACTACACAGCCGGTGGCACAAAACCTGCTGAATATGGCTAATCAAGCATTAAGCAGCCAGCAAGTTACGCCGAATCCCAACTGGCAAACATTGTATGATCGGGCGCAAAATCAGACGGTGGCCAATAATCAGCTGGTACAAGGACTGATTCCACAGGTAAATGCAAATACAGACGCCAATGCAGCGGCTAACAATCGTTTCTCTGGTTTGCTGGGGAATGCTATTCAGTCTATGACACAAGGGAATAAAGAACTGGCGTCTGAATATAATACGACCATGCAGAACAATAATACTGCTATGCAAGGATTATTAAACGGTGTGCTGCCATCTTCTTATGCGGAGAATCGGCAGAAAGCCTTACAAGCTGATTTAATGAATACGGTCGGAAATACATTGTCCGGACTGGCCAGCCGGGGAATTATCAATTCTTCACAGGCGGACAGCGCATTCAATGATATTTCCCGAAATGCATCTAATACGCTGGCTGCACAGTACGGAAATGATATGCAGACAGCCGCGGGGCTTGCCGGACAAGCTTATAACAGTCAATTGGCGGGCATTAACGGTAAGGCGGGGCTATTGGGTGATATATTCAGGAACCAGCTTTCCGGCTACGGGCAGCAGGCTGATTTGGCAAATACGAATTTTAACAACCGGCAGCAGGGGATTTCAACGCTGTCACAGCTGGCGAATCAGTCGCAACAGATGACGACAGATCCGATTAAAACGGCAGCAACGGCGCAGGAAGCGTCCATTAATACGCCAATGAAATACTTGGCGATGGCGACAGGCCAGAACGCACCAACGCAAGGTTTATTATCGCAGTTATCACAACAGCGGTATTCAGTAGCTTCTCCTGCACAGACGGTTGTACGTCAAGGGAGCGGCGGATTCTTTGGAGGTCTTATGAGCGGATTAGGAAGTTATTTTGCATGTTTTACAGCAGGAACAGAAATTTCAACACCGGAAGGTGCAGTTGCCATTGAACAGATGACATTTGGTGATCAGGTTGTTTCTCTTGGCGCAGTGAATGAGGTTACAGAACTTCATGATATGGGCGAGGCGGATATTTATGAACTGCGCACGCCATCCTGCACGGTAGAAACCACACAGACGGAAGTATTCATGACGCCTGATGGAAAGAAACCTTTAACCGAACTTTCCGAAGGTGAGAGTGTCATGACGGTAAACGGATTTGAACCGATTACATCAATTGTAGAAACCGGTCGAAAAGAAAAGGTTTATGAACTGGAATTGACCGGTGACAATATGTTCTATGCAAACGGTATCTTGGCGGAAGGCTTGACAGAAGCTGACAAAGCGGGTAATGACCCGGATGGAGACATCATTCCTGCAGAAGCGGTTGACGTTGTTCCTGCAGAACAGAAAACAGAAGATTCTGCAGAAGAAACTATGCAGAAAACGGAAACATCTGCAGAAGAGAGTAACGAAGCAGAAGAAGAGAAAAAGCCGGCAGCTAAGAAGCCGGCAACAAGAAGAAAGACGGTTGCTAAGAAAGCGGGTAAATAATCATGAGTGTTATCTATGTACAGGATAAATCACCATGGGATCAGATTGGGAATCTGGCGGGACTGTGGGCGGCAAACCGTCTGCAGAAGATACAGGATACCCGCAATGCTAAAGATTATGCAACAAGAGTATTCGGGGGCTATCAAGAGGAACAGTCCCCGGGACTTTTGTCTCAATTGACACAGCCGCAGACCCCGCAGATGGGCAGTGGCCTTTTTGCACAGGACGGTCTTGAAAAAGCAATGCCTCATTTCAAGATTAACACTGCCGGCACACAGCCTTTGCAGTCTTCGGCTCCGGCGGAGCAGGACGCATTAGAACAGGCAGCTCCCCATTATCAGTTGAATATGCAACAGACACAGCCGCAAACACAAACGCAGCCAAGTGCGCCTGACAGGAATCAGATCAAGCAGTCGCTTCGGAATAAAGCCGGAGCGGCGTATGTCAGCTTTATTAAAAGCGGCTACGGTCAGCAGGAAGCGGCGCGCATGGCAAAGGAAATGCTTGAAAATGACACAGCAGAAGAATATGGTAAACAGCTTAGTGCCTATCGAGATAGTGTGCTTGAGCCGGCACGGCAGGATATCTTGAATCAGCTTGTCTATACCACGGATAAAGACGGGAATGCGGCAGTCAGCGGTTATGATCCAAAGAAACTTAAGGCGATGGCGCCGCGGATTGCCGCTTATAATTACCGTGCTCAGCAGCTGGGGCTTCCACAGATTGATATGAATATGCTGAATAACATCAACGCGTTGGATAAGCCGAATATTTCTTATAAGACAATGCCAAATGGCCAGCTTGTAGGAATCAATGGCGATACAGGAGCTGTCCAGCAGATGGGGAATTATGCACCGCCGCAAGATCCGCGACGTTTTTATGTGAATACCGGCGGCGGATTATTTGATGTCAGAAGCGGGCAGGTTATTCCTGGTACGGCAAGAGAAGTGCAAGGGCCCGGAACGAGCGGGTACAATTCACAGATTATTTCACAGCTAAGTCACTTGCAGCAGATGTACGAGAAGCAACATATGTATGATGATGATTTCGATCCCGCAAAATCTCCTTATTATGCACAGCTGCAACAGGTTTTAGGCTTGCAGCAGCCCGGACAGCCGGGAGATGTAACAGGCGGGCAGAAACAGCTTGTGAATGATGAGCAAGGTCTCAGTAATAAAATCATGGAAATGCGGCAGCATATGTCCAAAGAAGAAGTACAGCAGGCATTACGAAACGAAGGACTCGGTTTCTATGCAGCATGGGTACCGTAAAGAGGTAAAATATGGGTTATTTTGATGAATTTCAGCGCGCTGGCGGTAATACTGGCGGTGAAAGATATTTTGATGAATTCAAGAATCAGCCGCCGCAGGATTCGTCTTTGCTTGATAAGGCCAAAGGCTTTTTGAACAGCATCGATGACGCTTATGAAGAAGGGCGTGCAGCGCGTAAAGCGCAGTGGGAGAAGACAAAAGCCAATGTATGGAATACTCTTTCTGATTACGCGGCTAATGCCGGCAAAGCGATAGAAAATTACGGCAATGAAATTACGGCTGCCGGAGAACGTGCCATGGAAGCATATAACAACGGAGAATCCGTCAACATGGAAGACCCGACACAAGGCTTTGAAGGTGAAAACTATAACAGGGCGAAAATGAATGTCTACAATGAACTGGTAGGCAAACCTGCCGGATACGCTGCCATCACACCAGGTATGCCCGGCATTGTCCGCATGACAGGCGGTGCTTTAGCTGTCCCGACTCTTGTCGATTCTACGATGCAGACTTATGACCAGAACATTGCAAATGACGACGGCACGCCTGTTATCAGCACAGCAAAAGGGGCTCTTTTGGATCCGGTCATTAATCCCATTAAAGAGGCGGTCACCAATCCGGGAGAATATGTACAGAGCCTTGTTGATAATCCGCTTGAAGCGTGGGATAAAGTATTCTTGCCGGGGGCTATTATTCACGGAGCGGCCAAAGGCATAAAAAAAGCAACGCCTAAAAGTATCAGCGAGCCTATCCGCGAACATATCACAGAACCGTTTAATGAACATGTTATTGATCCGGTAAAGAGCGGCCTTGCCAACGCGAAAGGTCGTTTTTTTGATTCTTTTAAACGTGGCGGAGAAACAGGTTTTGACGATTTAGCCCGTGATACTGAGATGGGCACGCAGTCACTTAAAGAAACAAACCTGCCGCCCGAATACGGCGAAACAGGAGATATAAAAACAGATGTTTACAACCGTCTCCGCCAGAACGGATTTACTGATTCCGAAGCGGCGGGGATTACCGGAAATATTGCGCAAGAATCCATGTTTGATACGGAAGCACTTTCAAAAGATGGGTATAATTCTCATGGGTTGGTGCAGTGGACAGGCGACAGAAAAGCGCATTTGGAGCAATTTGCGCGGGAAAACGGATTAAATCCTAAAGACTGGCGTACACAGGTGGATTTCATTTCTGAAGAGATGAATACTACAGAACGGGCGGCTTTTGAAGCACTCCGCAAAAATCCGAATATCACTCCGGAAGAAGCCGCACATATTGTCCGTGAACAGTATGAACGTCCGGATCCGGCAGTGGCCAATGACGCATACCGCCAGCAGGTGGCCAGAGAAGTCTATGACGGCCGCAGTGTCCGTCCGATGCAGCGTCCCATGCAGAATGGGCTCAATGATTTTGCGGAAGATGTGAAACAAGCCGCGCCGGAAGAAGCAAATTTAAATTTCATGAAGGATCCGGTGAAAGATATTACTCCGGAAGAATTATCCGATCATATCAAAGATGGAACTATTCCTAAGGAAGTATTCCGTACATATGACGAAACGGAATATAGCGCATTCAAAGATTTACCGGAAAAACAGAAATTTGAATATGCACGTCAGGAAACGCTTAAACTTGCTGACGGAATAGACGATCCGATGGGAGAAAAAGTAAGAGTTATTTTTGACAAAGAAAACAAAAATGCAGTAGATGACGCAGTTAAAGCTTTCACTTCCGGACATGGCGAAAATATGTCTATTTCTGATAGCCGTGCATTTGCAACTGGGTTGATAAAAGATACTGTTCAAAATCCGGATTTTATTCTTAAGCAAAAGAACGGAAGAAAACTCTATGTGAATCTATGGCGCGGAAAAGATAATTTGTTACATCAAATAGCGGTCAGCATGGATAAAACCGATAAAGGGAAAATTATCTCTTCAAGTACGGCTATGGATAAGCCCAGACATCGAAACAATGCTATTAATCAGCTTTCAAGAGATATAAAAAACGCCGACGAATTAATTTACGTCGGCGAAAATATTCGAGGTCGTCAGTCAGGGTATCCTCTGCAACCCTCCAGTGATAGGGGTTCAACGCCGGATACCCAGCTCTACCCATCTGGCAACTCTATTGTAGCAGAAGAAACAGGAAAAGTAAAATTGCCGGGTGATGAACGGTCATTTATGACAAGACCTGTTGAGGAAGCAGCCGACAATGACTTGACCACATGGCAGGGAGAGACGATTTCACGCAAGCAGATTCTTGATGATGTAAATAGCATTTTCGGGGCTACGATCAAGAAGGGGCGTGTCGGTAAGAAAGGCACCAACGGCTGGTATAACCCTAAAACGGATATTATACGAACAAGAACATTCGGGGATCCCCGAACTGTTATGCATGAACTTGGACACTATGTGGATGCAAGGTTTAAATTCAGCAACCGTCCTGGTTTTGATACAGAATTTTCTAATGTTATCCATAAACGTTTCGGAAATGCCTATAACAAAGGTGGTATAAAAACCATCCGAAAGGAAGGGATTGCTGAATTTTTCCATGATTACGTCACAAGCAGAAAGAAAGCAGCTGCTGAATTCCCGACGTTTTACAAAGAATTTAAGCAAATACTGGAAGGTGATAAAGACCTGCATGCTGCAGTGGATAAATTATCTTATGTCGGACATCAATGGTATGCGCAGCCCGTGTGGGAACGGATGAAAGGTTCTGTTTCTTTTGGCGGTAAAGAAAATCTACTGCAGAAAACGTTGAAATTCTTTAAGGATTCTAAGGAAGTCGCACGGAAAGTTTATCATGAACCGTATAGTACACTGGTGGATGAGCTTCATCTGTTAGAAGAACTTATCAGTGAAGTGGAAAAACGCGCAGGAAGAAAGTTAAGAGTAGAAGAAAACGCATTTAAGCAGGCGTGGCTTGCGCGCGGATGGGCAGGCAAAGCAGAAGCACTTCTGCAGAATGGTTCGCCCAAGCATAAAATACCTGCTTTTAAGGATATTATCCGAAAAATCCCGGATAATCAGCTGAAAGATTTTTCTACGTATCTGACCGCATTGCGCGAACTTGATATGAACCACTGGAATACATTCTTACCGCGAGATGAAACACCACTGATTACGAGATTTACAAAATCAGAATGTTTTGACGTCATCAAGCATTATGAGAAGAATCCTGTTTTTGCGAAAGCCGCTGCAGAGATTCACAGATATAATGATTTCCTGCTTGCAAATGCTGTAGATGCCGGTATGTTATCGGTAAAGGCCGCAACGGCTATGAAGAATAAATATCCTCATTATGTACCGTTCTTCCGTGAATTTTATGAAGCGGCAGAAGCACAACGGAATGGAACAGGAAAGGGATTTGCCAATGTGGGAGCTGTCACAAAGAAAATGCGCGGCAGCACTTTGGACGTGGTAGACCCATTGGAAGGAATAATCCGGAATACTTTCTCAATAATGAGCGCCATCGAACGGAATAAAGTCGGGCAGTCTATTGTAAAACTGGCAAACGTTGACGGTATGGGAGCATTGATTGAAAAAGTGTCCGGTGCTGCAAAAGTAACGGATCATAGTTTCAGCGTTTGGGAAAACGGAAAGAAAGTCGTTTACAACACAACGCCGGAGTTGTATCAGGCATTTAAAATGCTGAACCCGGAAGGCGCAAACATGTTTACAAAGCTTCTTTCTTATCCGGCAAAATGGCTCCGTGCCGGAGCGACGCTGGGGCCGGAATTTATTCTGCGTAACCCCGTACGCGACATGATTTCCGCTACGATCTACTCTAAGCATGGATTTATCCCCGTTGTAGACACTCTTAAAGGGTTAGGGCTGTATCTGCAGAAAGGAAATACGTACTGGGAATATATGAGATCCGGTGCGTCGCAGGCTAACCTTGTCTCTCTTGACAGAAATTATCTTTCCGGACAGATGAGAGACTTGTTGCAGCGGCCAAGCGTCAAAAAGATGGTAACCACAAATCCTATTGAAATACTGCGCGGACTGTCCGAGGCAACAGAAATGGCTACACGTTTAGCAGAGTTTCACAATGTACGAAAAGGGTATACGGGGATCGGGAATCGGCTTTTCAGCAAAAAGCGAAACCCGGGCAGTATTCAGGAAGCGGCGCTTGAAAGTCGTGATGTGACGCTGGACTTTTCACGAATAGGTTCTCATACAAAATCACTGAATAAGACGATTGCATTTTTCAATGCAGCCATTCAGGGGACGGATAAGATGTTCCGCGAATGGAAAGCTAATCCACTGGATATGACGGTAAAAACGGCTATGTGGATTACCTTGCCGTCAGTCCTGCTCTGGGAACTCAACAAGGACGATCCACGGTATCAGGAACTGCCGCAGTGGCAGAAAGATATTTTCTGGATTATCCCCACGAAAGACACACTGATTAAAATCCCTAAACCTTTCGAGCTGGGGATTCTTTTTGGAACCGTTCCTGAACGTATGCTGCAATGGGATTACGACAGAAAAAGAAAACAAAAGGGAGTAGGTTTTAAAGGACTTGCCGGTTCTGTACTTGATTCTATGGCTCCGTCTTTCCTGCCGACTGCATTAGTACCGGCTATTGAAGCAATGACCAATCATTCCATCTTTATGGGGCGCGATATCGTACCGCAAAGCCAGCAGAATACAATCCCTGAACTGCAGTATGGCCCTTACACGTCGGCAGTCGGCAGAAAGATTGGCGAAACGTTCGGTATTTCTCCCCGCAAGGTAGATAATACCATCCGCGGATATGGCGGGAGTCTTGCCGGACTGGGATTGACACTTACTGATCAGATGGTCGGACTGGATGAAACACGTCCGGCAAAACGATTTTCTGAACAGCCGGGGATTCGTGGATTTACCGCCACGCCATACGCAAGCAGTGAAAGCGTACAGGAAGTTTATGATGCCTATGACAGGCAACTGAAACTGTTCAATGCGGGGCGGGAACTGCATAAGCGGATGGACGGATTTGATCCGCGAGAATTTGAACAGATGAAGAATGCCGCGAAAGCTTTTCAGAATATTAATCAGGCAAAAAAAGCAGTCATGAAAAGTAATTTATCCAGTGAAGCTAAACGAAAGAGGCTGGATGAAATACAAATGTCACAAGTTAGAATTGCAAGAAAGGCATTAGGGAAAGGAGATATCAAATAATTGGAACAGGAATTTTTTCATGCATTACTGCCAATTGCCAGTAATATTGTATATGTTGTTTTATCAATGGCTGTAGGTTTCCTTTGGAATAAGGCTAAGGGGTTGCAGGAGAACAGAGAAAAAACCGAAGACGGCGTGCGGGCATTACTCAAAGACCGTTTAATCGGGATCCACAGCAACGCTATGAAAAAGCAGTATATTACTTACACAGAAATGGAGCGTGCATCAACGATGTATGAAGCTTATCACGGATTAGGCGGCAACGGTACGGGAACGGCGATCATGGAAGAACTCAAGCATCTTCATATTCAAAGGGATGATTAATCATGATGGAAAAAATCAAAAAACTGTGGACGCAGTATGTGCCACGTATTTCAAGGCGTGCGAACACGTCTTTGAAAGTGGTATATCTTTACGGAGCTGGACTTTTGATTCTGTTTTTTATGGTTCTCTTCTCGTGGCTTCATGATTTTTACCGAACAGGAGCAGCTAATACGGCACAATTAATTATATTTTTCAAAGAGTATGCAGCTCCGGCGGTGGTCGGGGCTGTTACTTTTATATCAGTTTTTTCAGTGAATAAAAATCGGAATGGTGATTCCGACGCAGCGGAGAAAGGAGCGGCAAACAATGAAGGGAATAGACGTATCTGAAAATAATGGAGTGGTAGACTGGGGCGCTGTAAAAGCGGCAGGTTTTGAATTTGCCATCATCCGCATCGGCTATGGTAAAGGACACTTAGACAGCCAGTTTTACGATAATGTGAATGGCGCTTTAAAAGCAGGGCTGAAAATCGGCATTTACCATTATTCTTATGCATTATCTGACGATGTGGCAGGTATCGAGGCGGATTTTGTTATTCAGACGCTTGAAGAGTGCGGATTGACCACAGATAAATTGCCGATGGGCGTATGGTTCGACATGGAAGATGGGGATGGTTACAAAGAACGTCATGGCATGCCGGATAATCAGGAACTGACAAATATCTGCAACGTCTTCATTAATCGCTTGTGGGATGCAGGTTATGAATATGTGGGATTATATTCTTGTTATGACTGGCTGGTGAATATTCTGGATGTTGATCAGCTGGGCGGATGTGCAATATGGTGTGCGCAGTTTGATTCAAAATGCGATTATCCGGGTGCCCATATCTGGCAGTATACGGAATCCGAAAACATTGAAGGGAAACTGTTTGATTCAGATGTTGTGATGGAGGTATAAAAATGAACTATCAGGAAAAAGCAAAACAGATCGTTATTGATTACTACAATGAACATGTAGAGATAACAGATAATAAAAAACTGAAAGAAAGTGAAGTTTTTATCGTATGGTTTAGTAAAACATTGCAGAACTGGAAAGCGTTGATAAGCACGACAATATCCGATGGAATGTACTACGAAGTCACATACAATGGTGACAAAAAAGAAACATATCTTGATGCATATAAAAAGTGGGAAAATGTTTGTGTAAAAAATGTGGAGGACTGATAATGTGTACAATTTTGTCAAAATACATTACAAAAGTATTATTTTGTGCATTCTTGTTATTTTCTCCATCGTTTTTATTGCAAGCCGAGGAGACTACGGAATACATCACAATGACAGTCCAAGAATGGAACGACTTCAAAACGGACTGGACAGAGCAGATGACAGAATTAGCGATGCTGAAACAGAACTTGAGCATGTTGACGCTGAACTCGAACGAGCAACGGGAACAAGCCGAGAGGTTACTCAAGAAATGCAACAGCTTAGAAATGGAATTGGGCAGAATCAAGATATCATTAAACAGTGCGAAGATCTCATTGGCAGAAGCGAAGAAAGAAATCAACGAGTGCAAGAAAGAATTAGAATTGTTGAAGAAAGAAATCGACGAGTTGAAGCACAAATTGAGACTGGCAAAAAGACAACGTGACGCATGGGCAATAGGAACACCATTGGCATTTATAGCAGGATTCCTTGTTGCGAGAAATTAGTTTTATTACTACCCAAGGAGGATTATATGAGATGGTTTTTATATGCACCGTTGCAATTACTCATTATGATAATCTGCTATATCACCAATCCAATTGTTGTTCTATTTTCCGATGAAAACGGTGAATTACACGGATTCTTAAGGAAGTGGCAGACATTTGATGATTCATGCGATAGCGAAGACTGCATAACAAAATATGTCCCTGGATGGATGCGGTATGATTTTTACAAATACTACCGCGCAGAGAAGCGATATGATCCGAACCATGGACGGATGATGAAAAGATCAATTAACATTGCGCCGTTACCGCTGATTGATAGATTGAAGAGATATTGTTGCCGTGTCTTTTGGTTGTCAAGAAACTGTGCATATGGTTTTGCAATTGACTGGTTCGGAGCGACAATCAATCCGGATAATGTAGTAGTCATTGATGATTATAGAGCAGGAGAATCCGAAAGAAATATATTTGTTACGCGGGATTTAAAATATTGGAAAATATATAATTCCATGCGAATACTGAACACGAATTACCGATGGAAAATATATTTAGGATGGAAAATTCATAACGTGCAAAGTATACATAGAGCAATGCTGGCATTTCGGATATGGTTCTGTAAAGCAAATTAAAAGACAGGGCGGGGAGAAATCCCTGCTCTTTTTCTTTGGGCGGCAAAAATACGGCAAAAATTTTAGCTAAAATACCGCATTTTAACGGTTATTGTTTTTATCATTATTTCTTGGCCACTCGGTAAAATCGACAAAACACAAACACAACGATTTTCAACATGTCTTAATAAAGCTTATGCTATAATAGGGTACAAACAAATTGGAAAGCCTTGAAGCGGAAATAAAGGA